TGCTAGAGAAGCTAAACGTTTTGTAGACGCTAGAACTGAACCACTACTATGGAATATAGTTGATGAACGGAATAAGGTTCATTTAAAACTATTAAAATTTTTGGGCTTTAAATTTTTACGAAAAAAATTACATGGTCCTAACAACTTGTCCTTTATAGAATTTTGCCGTGTGCGCACCAGATCCCAATAGGGGAGTAAGAATGCAAGCCAGAATAGAGAAGTTAAAGAAAGATACAGCGTATCATTCTGCTTCCCTTAAATTCTGGAATAGAGAGATGGGAGCCAAACGTCGTGTAGGCGGGCTCACTAGAGGTTTAAGTCGTACCAAGAGTAATGCTTATTCTAAAGCTTTATGGGCTCTAGGAAAAGGTAGGCTAGCTCAAGAAGGTATAACCAGAGCCAAAGCTAAGATATCTAGATACTCAGATAGAAGTGGTGTAGCAGTATCTAATAGATATAACGTAGCTAAATACAAAGCTCTCTTAGATAAACAAAAACAAATAGAATCCACTATAAATAATACATTTGGTAGGAATATGGACATTGCTAATCAAATGATAATGAGGAATCATATGACTCAAGTAGCTAAGAATAGAGCTTCAATAGGAAGTAGACCTGAATATGGAGCACCTGTTATGATGCCACCTAAGGATCGTCAAGGTCAGTTCTTTGCTAATCTACAGCTTGCAATGGGTGTAGCTAGTACTGCCGCTTCGTTTGGTGCTAAACCATGAGTGATACTAACCTAGCCTTGATGTATAAACTAGATACCCTTCCCACCTCCTCGGTATCTAGTAACTATCAAGATGAAGATGCAGCAGCTGATATGACTAAATCAGTTAATGCTCAAATAGATGAAACACAGAAAGGTCTGAATGCTCACTTTGATTCTCTTATAAGAACATATAACCACCTACACAAAAGAGCAGAGAATAGACCACAAGAATTTTTACAGACACTTAAAACAGGAGTACAAGCTAAGAAAGATATAACAGAATTTGCTGAATATTGGGGTGAATATTATGATTATGCTAATAGATTAGTAGATCAGAAAGAGACTGTTGGTAAAGTAAAGTGGGCTCATTATCCTCTCAAGGGTGAATTTGATAAAGATGTAAGAAAAGAGATTGAAGCAAAAAATCCTCTATTACAAAATAGAGCTGAATCAAATGATTTTGCTGGTCAGCTACAAAAAGAAGGAGCTAATGAAGATGCTCATAATCTTTTCCGTGGCCCCGGTGGTTCTTATGAGAATGAAGTAGAACTTATAGGTAATATGAAGCAACTGCTTCTAGACCATGAAGGTTCATATAGACCAAGAGCTGAAGCAGGAATGAAAGTTCCTATGCCCGGTCAATTTACAGCAGATGGTCAACAGATATATAAAACTTATAATGAAGCTGTAGGAGCTAAGGAAAGGAGATACATCAGTGATGTTATAGACTCTTGGTATGCTTATAAACATAAAGATTTAGCTGGTGGTAGAGTAGGTCTTTGGAAACAAAAGTTTATCAATGAATTAATTGATAGAGATGAAGAACGTATTAAGAAAGAACTTGAGAATGATGGGAAGGTTTATCAACAACTTCAATTAGAAGGTAGATCTAGAGAATTAGAAACTAGAATCAATCAAGACCCCGGATTTCTTATTGACTATATTAATGTATATAAAGGTTTCCATGATGGTAGATATGATTTAGCTAGAAAGGAAGCTTTTGATATGTTAGTTACTGGTATAGAAACTGGTGTATTAGATAGAGCGGATATTGAACCTGTTTTAAATCACCAATTTTTAGCACATGATAGTACTCCAGAGAATCCGCATTGGACTACTGCTAGAAAATACTGGAAAAAAGATTCTGGTCGTGTACTAGCAGCATTAAGAAAATCTGAGAAGGAGACATCTGATGCAGCTAAGGAAGCTAAAGAAGCTGAGATGAATGCTGAAGCAACAAATATATTAGCTAAGATTGATGAGCAGGATACACCTTTAACATTTAAAGCTATACAACAGATACAATTAGATTACATGGAGAAGTGGGGTATAAGAGATCCAGAACAGTTACCTGATATCATGAAAAACTTACCATATGAAGGTATGTTTGATGATCAAGAATTGGATGCTCAACTTACATATAACCACTATACGCTTAACCAAAGGATAGAACCATCTGATATTAGAGGTATTATAGATCCTGATATTAAAAAGAAATGGTATGAGATAATGAAGTCTCAAGCTGGTTTAACTAAGGAAGCAACTTCTAGAAGGAATGGCGCTGTATCTGCTGAAGTAACAGCTAGAACTATGGAGTCTGATGTTAATAAAGAGAAGACACCAAAGTGGAGATCTAATTATGAGCAAGCTATTATAGAATATGATTCTGTATATAATGGAGTTATAGATAATGGCGGTAACGATCAACAAGCTCATAAAGAAGCTATGGAAGCTGTTAAAGGTGGTCTATGGAAAGAAGTAAGTCCCGGTGTATATCAGTGGGATACTAGAGGACCATCTGGTTTTAATACAGAACCTGCTAGACAAATTAATAAAATAGTTCAATCTATAAGTAAAGATCGTAGCTTACTTAATAGTACAACCCCATGGGATGGGGAAGAGCCTCATCTTTTAGAAGCAGCTAATTATTTAAGTAAGAGCCGTAGAGGATTAGAAGTTAACCAACCATTCTATTATAGAGATATTGCTAGAAAAATAGGTATGAATCCTGAACGTCTAATTATTAATAGATTAGAAGCTGTAGGAGCTATCAAACCTAGTAAGCTTAGACTACCAGAAGAAGAGAATCTATCAGCTAGACATCAAAGGTTATTACTTAAACCTTCTGCTGCTAAGACATATAGAATTACAAAGGAGAATAAAGATATAGTATGGATGTTAGATACTATAGCTTCTCCTGCTGCTGAAGCTAATGGTGGTTATGATGCTATTCGTAACTCTAGAGGAGACTATGAAAGTATACAAGAAGCTACAGGTAAGAACTTAAATGAAGTTACTTATCAAGATATAGCCTTCTTATTACAGCGAGGTTATACAAATCTTGGTAGATATGATGTAACACCTCAAGCTTTTGCTGATGTAGTTTGGGCTAATCGAATAGCACCAGATGAATTATTTGATGAAGATGGTCAGAATAAATTCCTATTAGCTAGACTGAGAATGAAAGCACATAATGCTAGTAACTATCAGACACTAGATAATAGATATAGAAGACTAGTTAATATACCACAAAAAGACCAAGATGAATTTCTAGAAATAGTTGGAGAGCTACCACCTTGGCTTGAATTAGATACATTACTTCCAGAAGTAGCTAAGGAGCTTGTGAGAAGTACATTACAACAATAAGTAAACTAATGGCAGAAGATCCTAATCTTCTATATACTCCTGAGGAGATAGATGCGGCAGCACAAACTGCTGACGCTTTCCTCAATAAATTAGAAGAGAACAAAGAAGCTAGGGAACAAGTTCAGCAAGAACAAGTTGCTGAAGAAACACAGGCTAAGGCTGAAGTGGATGACCCTAGAGAAGCAGAAAAATGGGGATTCAAAGCATATGCAAAAGAGGCACAATCTATTCTATCAGGTGGTATACAAGATACTGCCTCTTCTATAACTACCTTCCCAGAACGTACATTTGATGCGTTATCTGGAGAGATGGGTGCAGAAAGAAAAACTGATGAAGGTTATAGACCAGATTGGGATCCTTTTGTAGATGAAGAAAATCCTATAATAACTAAAACATGGTGGGGAAAATTAGCTAGAGGTACTGTACATTATGGTACTATGGCTGCTGCTATATATGGTGTAGCTCAGGCAGCTCCTGTAACATTACCAGCTTGGTTAATAGGCGGTAGTATGTTAAGTATAAGAAGAGCTGCTATAGTTGGTGGTGTGCATGATTTAATATCTAAAGATGCAGATGGTCATAACGCACTAGGAGCTCTAAGAAAACAATTTGGATTCATTGATACACCTCTAACAACTAAAGATACTGACCATCCAGTAGTGATGAAACTCAAGAATATACTTGAGGGTATGGGTATAGGTGTAGCATTTGATACCACTTTATTAGCAATAAATAGAGGCGGAACTAGAGTAGCCCAGCAGATTAAACAAAGAAACGATTCTCTTTCAGATAACCATAAAGCACTGGTAAGAGAAAAGATGAAAAAGATGGGTCTTGCTGAAGCTGAAGATATAAGGAAAACTACAGGTGTAGGTGAAGAACCTGATGTAATAAATAATATACCAGATCCATGGCAGGATGCAGAGACTTCAACTACACCTGCATATGAAGCTCTACAAGGTAAGAGGAGAATGGCTAACGATTATGGAGCATCTGAAGAAGGTTCTATTGGTCGTGTAACTACTCCAGTTCAAGCAGAACGTATTGCTAGAGAAGGTGATATGAGTATGGATACTGTTGAAAGTGTTATGAGACAGTTATTCGGAAATGAAGGATTCCAAAAAGAACTTAGAGATGTTAAAGGTAGTAGACAAGCTTTAGTAGAAGTATGGTCAGATTCACTTAAAGGACATCAAAGGATAACTTTAGGAAGAAATGCTGCTGAAATGGAACCTGAAGAATATTTAGAAGAACTATGGAGAACAAAAGCAGCGTATGAAATTACAGATGCAGATGGTAATTTAGTTGATACTCTCGAAACTTGGACTGCTAAGAATGTTATAACAGCTGATTTAGTAGTAGGTTCTCTATTACATCAAATCAGAGACTATGGTATATCAGGTAGAGAACTAGCAGATATAGCTGATCTGAGAGATATAAGTGGACCAGCTGCTAAGATTGTTGATAATATCATGATGCTTTTAACAGAGACTAAGAGAGCTAGAATAGTAAAATCTGCTGACTTCGCTTCTTTAGGTGCTGGTAAACAGAATGCTAGGAAATTTGTAGAAGAAACTCTTACTCAAGAGATGGCAGATACTAAAGATTCTATTATGTCTATCTTAAAGATAGCTAAAGAGAATGAAGATCCAGCTATTATGAATGCTCTGTTTGAGTTATTCTCATCTATGAAAACAGTTAATCAAGTAGTTGACTTTGATAACTGGGCTAAGAAGATGATTAAAGGTGGTTCTATGGATCCAAGACAGCCTAATAGAACAGGTGTCTTACTCCAAGAACTAGGTAAGATGTATGTACATAGTATACTTAGTGGTATTAAAACACCTATAAGAGCTATTATGGGTACAAGTACTGCAACCTTTATGAGACCTGCTTCTCAAGTTGTAGGTGCTACTTTCTCTGGAGATAGAGCAACTCAAAGAGCTAGCCTAGCTTCAATGAATGCTATGATACAAGCTATACCAGAGAGTTTTGAATTATTCAAGACTAGATTAAACTCCTACTGGAGTGGTGATATGGCTAGTGTTAAGACTAGATTCTATGACTATGCTCAGAATGATGAGAACTGGGAACTGTTAAGAAGATATTATGAAGATAGTGGCAGAGCTACCAAAGGTGACAGAGCTTTATTTGCTATGGCTAATATGGCTAGACAGATGAATAATAGTAATTTACTTACTTATTCAACTAAACTGATGGCTGCTACTGATGATTCGTTTAGATATATTTTAGGTAGAGCTAGACAAAGAGAACTAGCTATGCGTAGAGTAATGGATTTAGAGACAAAAGGTTATGACATACCTGAGATTACCCCGGAATTCATGAAGGCTTATGAACAAGATTTTCATAGCCGAATATGGGATGCCAATGATAATATCATAGATGAAAGTGTTAAGTATGCAGGCAAAGAAGTTTCCCTAACCCAAGAATTAACGGGATTCGGTAAGAAACTAGAAGACGCCTTTGCATCTACACCATGGACTAAACCTTTTTTCCTATTTGCTAGAACTGGTGTTAATGGTTTAACTTTAACAGCTAAGCATACACCCGGATTTAACTTCCTTGTTAAGGAATTCAATGATATAGCTAGAGCTACACCACAGACTCTAGATACAGTTGCTCAATATGGTATTAAGACCGCAGATGATCTGGCTAATGCTAAGGCATTACAAAATGGTCGATTAGCTATAGGTTCAGCTGTAACATTTATGGCGTCTATGAGTTTCCTAAATGGAAATATGACAGGTAATGGTCCTGTTGATAGACAGAAAAGACAAGCATGGATAGACGCAGGATATAGACCAAGACAAATGAAGATAGGTGGGGTATGGGTAGGTTATGATTCAATAGAACCATTTAACCTTATATTCTCTACTATATCTGATATAGGTGATTATAGTTTATTAATGGGTGATGAGTGGACAGAACAGCAACTACAGAAAGTATCTTTAGTTATAGCTCAGTCTATATCTAGTAAGTCTTACTTCGCTGGTATACAACAGATGGTTGATATGGTAGCAGGTAGACCCGGACAACAGAATAGAATACTTGCTAATATATTAAACAATCAAGTACCACTAGCTGGTCTACGTAATGATATTGGTAAGCTGTTTAATCCTTATATGAAAGAGATTAATTCAGGTATAGGTCAGTCAGTCCGTAATAGAAACTTAATATCAGAGTATCTTACATCAGACCCACTACCTCCTAAATATGATTTATTAAATGGTAGACCTATTAGAGATTATGATTTCAATACTAGAGCATATAATACATTCAGCCCTATATCATTAAACCTAGACTATAGTCCCGGTAGAAAACTTATATTTGATAGTGGTTATGATTTACGTATGTCTACATACATGTCCCCTGATGGTGTAGATTTAAGTGAAGAACCTAGGTTACGTTCTCTATTCCAAAAAGCTATAGGTGAACAAAAACTAGAAGCTAAATTAAATAAATTAGCTGAGAATCCTAAAATCTTAGAATCATTAGCTATAATGGAACAAGATAGGAATTCTGGTAGAAAAGCTGATTATGATGCCATGGATTACTATCATAACTTACAAATAGATCGTATCTTCCAAGAAGCTAGGCGTATTGCTTGGGCTAAGATAATGAATGATCCACGTATTCTTGAACTAAAGAAAGAAGCTTTAACTAGAAAACAAGCTAAGTATAGGAAAAAAGATCAAACCCG